ACAAAGGGGGTGGTTTGATGTCCTGGATGACTGGCTTAAACGAGATCGCTTTGTATTTGTGGGTTGGTCTGGACTATTACTTTTTCCCACTGCTTATCTTGCCCTTGGTGGCTGGCTTACTGGCACAACGTTTGTTACAAGCTGGTACACCCACGGGTTGGCGTCTAGTTACCTTGAGGGGGCTAATTTCCTTACGGCAGCTGTGTCAACGCCTGCAGATTCTATGGGTCATTCTCTTCTTCTACTTTGGGGTCCTGAGGCTCAAGGGGATATCGTCAGGTGGTTCCAACTTGGGGGACTCTGGACTTTTGTGGCGCTCCACGGGGCTTTCAGCCTGATCGGATTTATGCTTCGCCAGTTTGAGATTGCTCGTCTGGTAGGTATCCGTCCTTATAACGCAATCGCTTTCTCTGGTCCTATCGCTGTGTTCGTCAGCGTGTTCCTGATGTATCCTCTGGGACAATCCAGTTGGTTCTTCGCACCTTCATTTGGTGTCGCTGCAATCTTCAGGTTCCTTCTGTTCCTTCAGGGTTTCCACAACTGGACGCTTAACCCCTTCCATATGATGGGAGTTGCTGGTATACTAGGAGGAGCATTGCTTTGTGCCATTCACGGAGCAACAGTAGAAAATACGTTGTACGAAGATGGCGAACAATCAAATACATTCAAAGCATTTGAACCAACTCAAGAAGAAGAGACCTACTCGATGGTCACTGCTAATCGATTCTGGTCTCAGATTTTTGGTATTGCTTTCAGTAACAAGCGTTGGCTTCATTTCTTTATGTTGTTTGTGCCTGTTATGGGTCTCTGGACCTCCAGTATCGGTATTATTGGTCTTGCCCTTAACCTTCGTGCTTACGATTTTGTTTCTCAAGAGATTCGTGCAGCAGAGGATCCCGAATTTGAAACGTTCTATACAAAGAATATTCTATTGAATGAAGGACTTCGTGCTTGGATGGCACCAGTTGATCAACCTCACGAGAACTTTGTGTTCCCTGAAGAAGTGTTGCCACGAGGTAACGCACTCTAAAAAATAAATAAGAGGAGTTCTCTGAACTCCTTTTTTTATGCTCCTCATTTTAATTCTTTTTCAACTCTTTGGAATCTTAATGTTTATATTGTCTATTATGCAAGACCTATGATTACTTCTACTACACCACATAAACTTGCAGAAATCATTAGAGATACTTGGCCTGGACTTTACAGACCGCCAGTAAAGACTTATAATAAATCAAAAGCACAAAAAAAGAATGTATGATTATTGGGTGGTGACAGACAAAACCACAGGTAGAGTAATCGCTCACTGTGGGGAAGAGAATGATGCATTGATGTTAGTTGGATTTGATAAAGATAAAAGAAGTTATCATAAGCAGAAGTTCATTCTGGATCAGGTCATCACTATAACATCGACAACAGATAAACAACTTCCTGGTCAACAAGGTTTACCAGCAGCAAAAGAAGAACTACCTCCAATAGAACTTCAGCAACAAGTATGGTTACCCGAAGGACAAGGAATTCCAGTTAACACTAAATAACTTTCAGTTTTATAACACCTATGAAATTTACGGTTTATTCAAAAGACGGTTGCCCATATTGCACAAAAGTGGAACAAGTGCTACAGTTAGCAAAGTTACAGCACGTCATCTACAAACTGAATAATGATTTCACTCGCGACGAATTCTATGCAGAATTTGGAGAAGGTTCAACCTTTCCACAAGTTATTGTAAACGATCAACACATTGGTGGATGTTCTGATACTGTCCAATACCTTAAGGAGCAAAATCTAGTTTAATGGAAAACACAATTCACGAAGTTTATGGTGATGTTGAAAAGGCAATTGATTATGCCTTTAATGGTCAATTTGTTTTGAAGTTTTATGATTATCTAAAAGTTCGTGGAACAAAAAAAGTAGAGGTTGAAGAGTTTATTGAAAGTAATACGGCCAATGAAATTAGCAATCTTGTAATGGATTTGGATGAATATCTTGAAGGTGGATCGGATGAAATTCATAAACAACTTCGCGAAGGTTATGGACATATTCCTAAGCCACAAGCAAGAAAAATAAGAAATTACCTTTATGGTATTCTTGAGGATGCCTGGAGATATAGTTATGATAAACGACCAGGAAGGCGGAAGAAGAAAACTAAATAAATCAGAACCCCAAATTAATCGGGGTGTTGAGTTATTACTACGGAATAGGAGGAAGAGATTACCAACACCAAAGACTTTTCAAGTGAAGTTTGGTAAGATGATCTCTCTCTTCCGTAGAGAGTTTCATTTCTTTATAGAATTTCACTTTGATGTTAGGAAAAAATAAACTCTCTGGAGAAAACAAATGGAAACAGCATACGTAGTAACATTTGTCACAATGTTCACCTTGCTCTTTTTTATGGTAGGAGGTATAATAGGATGGTTAACTTATAGGCATCTTCTGGAATCAAGACCTCCATATTTGCATCCAGAGTTCTTTGATGAAAATGGGCAGGTTATTCCTGACGAAATAGTATCTGTACGATTTGAAAACGATTACGATTATGACTACGACGAAGACGAAGAAGACAACGACTGAAAAAGCGATTGAAACTCTTCCAACTAATCCTTTTGTATTTGAAATTCTAGAACTTGCATCAAAGCAAAGAAGCAATGCAAAGAAAGTAGAAGTTCTTAAAACATACGAACACGATTCTCTAAAAGCAGTTTTTATTTGGAACTTTGATGAGAGTGTAATTTCTCTTCTCCCAGCAGGTGAGGTTCCTTACGGAAATGCTGATGAGCAATCTGTATATTCTGGAACTCTTTCTGAAAATCTAAGAAAAGAAGCATATGGTGGAGAATCCGCAACAGGCCAAGATTTAGATGGTAGAGGTAGAACATCTCTGAGGAGAGAATGGCAAAACCTTTATCACTATGTAAAGGGTGGTAATAATACTCTCACAACAATTCGTAGAGAGATGATGTTTATTAATCTTTTGGAAGGTCTTCATCCAAGAGAAGCAGAAGTATTAATTCTTACAAAAGATAAGAAACTTGCAGATAAATACAAAATATCTTTTGAAAATGTCAAAGAGGCATATCCCGACATTACTTGGGGTGGTCGTTCATGACGGCAACAGTAGGAGCGAAGAAAAAAATGGCAGAAAATAAAATTAAAGTCAATAAAGTTCTGCCACATGAATATGGTTGTGAAATTATTTTAGAAAAAACAACACTTGAAAAAGCAAAAGACTCTTCACTTCCTAATGATGCATATTTAATTTGGTATATTTTAGATGGTGAAGAACATCTTGATTTAACTCGCTGTCCAAAAAGAGTTAATCTTTTTGATATGTACTATGATAAGTATGGTCCAGGTGCTGTTCAAAAGATTGATTTTGGATATGGTAGAGTTAATCCCAAACTTTGGGGATATAAACAACCTGAGAAAAAGAAAAGAAAATGAGTGCAGGATTTGGTGGTGATCCTAATCAAGGCAGACTTGGTAAGGATGCAAAAATTACTATTGATTTAGATAATATCGACAACGTTATCAGACAATATAAGAAAATTAAAAAATATCAAAAGTCATCTCTGTACGCTATTAAAACAATGGATGGCACAGAAGATATTGTGAGTTCATTGGTAAAGGAAGCGGAGGATAATCCACTGTAAAATGGGGAAGCATTATTTACTTAACTTGTATGGATGCTCGTTTGTCCTTTTGGACGACGAGCGTTGTCTTATAGACTTATTAGAAAATGCAGCAGTTGCAAGTGGCGCAACTGTGGTTCAAACTATCTCAAAGAAATTTGAACCACAGGGAGTTACTGTAATTTGTTTGTTATCTGAAAGTCATATTAGTATTCATACTTGGCCTGAGGAAGGTAAGGCAGCAGTGGATGTTTATACCTGTGGCGACTGTAATCCAAAGATTGGATGTGATATTATCATTGAGCAGTTATATGCCCAGAACCATACGTTAAGTTATATTGAACGGTAACAAAAGTTACAAAAGTTCTTGTATAGATAGTGTAACTAGAGGTATAATAATCCTCTACCGTTCATCCTATGACTAAAGCATTCTTGCTTTTAGCATGGGTTCCACTTCTTTCTTTTGCCACGCCACAATTTAAATCACATCCTGTGAGTATCAGTTGTGACGCTGCGTGGGAACTAATGGACATCGTTAAAAACGACGATGTAGTTATTCAAAGAGTAGAAGACCGATTGCTATTAGAACTCCGAAAGGATGTTGTAACAAGGTGCTAAAATTGAATAGGACGGAAGTAAGCCGACGCGGAACGGAACGTTCATCGGGAAACCGACGCAAACGCCGACTGAAGGAACGCTCTTTAACCTAAAAAACTAAGGAGAACCCTAATGTCTAAAGTAGTTTATCGCGGTGTTGAGTATGATACTCAGAAGCGCCTGGAGTATCAACAACAAATGATGCAGCAACCCCAACAATACAACGAAACCTATCGTGGTGTTAAGTTTGTAAAGGAGGGGCACAAATGAAGAAACTCAACGTACTTCAACTCATTAAAGAGCAGAAGCAAAAAGAAGAGAGGCGTCGTAAGGCATCTCTCGCTACGCTGGTAGCAGCAAAATGATTCAGAGGGAGACTTGACTCTCCCTCTTTTTTTATGTATAATTACCTTTGTCAGGGTTTATAAAAATGGATAGAGAAAAACTTAAGTTGATTGTCAAAAACCTTGAGTCTTTAGTAGAATGTCTCAAGTCAGAAGTTTATTCTGATGTAGATTCATACAAAATGAACTACGAAGAAATTGCCCCACACCTTTCAGATTACGACGAAATTTTTTATGACGATGATGGATATCCCGACTGAGTTTGAGTTTATGAAACCAGAAGTTAAACTAGTCAGTGTTACTCCCGATGCAGAACAGCATATGGCATATTGTGCCCGTGTGAGTAATCCTGCCAATCAGGACAATGAAAAGTTTTCTGGTCTTCTAAAGTATTGTATTCAGCATCAACACTGGAGCATCTTTGAGCAAGCATCGATGACTGTAGAGATTAACACTACAAGAGGTATTGCAGCTCAAATTCTCCGGCACCGTTCGTTTACATATCAAGAATTTTCACAACGGTATGCAGATACTAACCTTTTAAATAAGACTATTCCTCTTCCAGAACTTCGTAGGCAGGATACTAAGAATCGTCAGAATAGTATTGATGATATTCCTGATTATTTGAAACTAACTCTGACTGAAGACATTCGCGTTCATTTTGAGCAGTCTCTGCGCCTCTACAACCGCCTTCTAGAGAAAGGAGTGGCAAAGGAGTGTGCAAGGTTTGTGTTGCCCCTAGCAACGCCCACAAGACTCTATATGACCGGTTCTGTAAGGTCGTGGATTCATTATATTGATCTCCGCTCTGCACACGGTACGCAGAAGGAACATATGGAGATTGCAGAACTTGTTCGTTGCATTTTTACTTGCCAGTTCCCTGCAGTATCTGAAGCACTTGGATGGACTCGCGAAGGATGTTCTGAGTGTTCTGATGCACCATCTATTACTATTGAATAAATATCCTTACATACAATGGAGGCATAAACTTGGCAACGTATCCTGTGATTAATAAAGAAACTGGTGAACAAAAAGAAGTCTCAATGAGTATTCATGAATGGGACCAGTGGAAAAAAGACAACCCAGAATGGGATAGGGATTGGTCTGACCCATCTACTTGTCCTGCATCAGGGGAGGTTGGTGAGATTTATGACCGACTTATGAAATCTCATCCGGGATGGAATGATGTTTTACATAAAGCTTCAAAAGTTCCTGGTTCAAAAGTAAAACCAATCTAATTTTATATGGCAAGAAGAAAAAGAACTGAAGACCAACCGATTGGTGTTGGTATGACTGCAAAGCAAATGAAGCGCAAAAAACCAATTGGCGCTGATTTAATGAGGGATATTGAACCTCTTACTGATAATCAAAAAAAGTTGTATGAGTCTTACGATAAAAACCAAAACATTGTAGCTTATGGATGTGCAGGGACAGGTAAAACTTTCATTACACTCTATAATGCTTTGCAGGATGTGCTAGATGAAAGGTCTCCTTTCGAAAAAATTTATATCGTTAGGTCTCTTGTTGCTACTCGTGAAATTGGTTTTCTTCCTGGCGATCATGAGGATAAGTCCTCACTATATCAAATTCCCTATAAGAATATGGTAAAGTATATGTTCCAAATGCCAGATGATGCGTCATTTGAAATGCTTTATGGAAACCTCAAGACTCAGGGAACAATTAGTTTTTGGAGTACTTCTTTTATTCGCGGAACTACTTTGGATAATGCTATCATTATTGTGGACGAATTCCAAAACCTGAACTTCCACGAACTTGATTCTATCATTACTCGCGTTGGAGAAAATAGTAAGATTTGTTTCTGTGGCGATGCCACTCAAAGTGATCTTATTAAGACTAATGAAAAGAATGGTATTGTAGATTTTATGAAAATTCTACGTGTTATGCCATCTATTGATATCATTGAATTTGAAGTTGATGATATTGTTCGCTCTGGATTTGTGAAGGAGTATATTCTTGCTAAAATGGAAGTTGGTGTATGAGTTTTATTCATCATAATTACTTAGGTGATCTTGAATTAGAAAAGAAAGAAACGAATGGCATCCGTTTGTACAATCTTCCAGATGGTCAATGGGTGCCTTCGATTACTTCAGTTACCTCTTTTTACAATCGGGATATCTTTATTAAATGGAGAAAAAGAGTAGGACTGGAAGAGGCAAATAGAATCACTAAAAAGGCAACAGCAAGAGGAACTGACTTTCACCAAGTCTGTCAAGACTATTTGGAAAACAAAGAATTGGATTGGAATGATTACCAACCACTGACAAAAATTATGTTTTCTTATGCGAAACCTTATCTGAATAAGATAAATAATATTCATGCTATTGAAAGGACTCTTTATTCTGAATACTTAGGACTTGCTGGAAGAGTTGATTGTATTGCAGAATATGATGGAGAACTTGCAGTAATAGATTTTAAAACATCAGAAAAAATCAAACCTGAAGAGTGGATTGAAAATTACTTTGTTCAGGAAACTTTTTACGCCGCTGCTTATTACGAACTAACTGGAAAAGTCGTCAAAAAACTTATCACTTTAATGGTAACACCTACTGGAGAGGTAAAAGTATTTGACAAAAGGAACAAAGGCGATTATATTAAGTTATTAGTTCGCTACATTAAAGAATTTGTACATCACAATACTAGGTCAGATGGAGAATGAATTAGAGAAAGCATTAGAAAGTAAATTTTTCTGTCCCTCTAAATTCGCACAAGAAATCGAAAATCTTGTACAAGTTAATGCTGAGATGAATTATATTGATGCTATTGTTCATTTCTGCGAACAAAATAATATTGATTTAGAGTCCGTTCCTAAACTTATTTCAAAACCACTGAAAGAAAAGATTAAGTATGAGGCAATGGAACTTAATTTTCTTAAGAAAACATCCCGTGCTAAATTAGTTTTTTGATGATGCCAGTAGATGCTTATAAATGTTATCTTGCTCTAAAGAATCATTTTACAAAAGATAGTTACGACTATCATAAGTATTGTAAAAAGACTAGAGCAAGTATTCAATCATTCTATAAACGTAAAGATAGAATGTGGTTTGAAAAAGTTTCAAGACAAAAATCAGATAAAGAAGTAGAAGAATTCTTTGTCGCAAATTTTGTATCTTGCCCAGATCCAGAAACACTTTGGATTGGTGAAATGATTAAAGAAGGGGAACAAAGATATCAAGAATGGCAGAAAAAAATTCAGTCTTTGTCCTATATCTTTAAAGAAGAAACACAAACTTTATTTGAAGAGAATAAGTTTGAAGAAGTTTTTGACTGTTCTAAAGGACATCCAGTTCTTCTAAAAAAATTTCTGAGTGGAAAGATTAGTCTTGAAACTTTAGTGATTTACGATAAAGTTTTTATGTATGGTAAAAACTTTGATAAAAAACTTCAAGACCCGGTGTGGCAAACCGTCAGTCGTAGGATTAAAAAATATAATCCATTTCTAAATATTGATGTATTTCGTTATCGTAAAATTTTGAAAGATGTTATTCTAGGAGAAAAATGAGTTTCTTTGATTCCGAAGTCGTTCGCGCAGAAATGTCTGAAATTTCTGAACTTCAGGAAGAAATTTATGGAAGCGTTTTTAAGTTTCCATCAATGACAAAAGAAGATAAGATTCAACACGTTGATCTTCTTGAAAAACTTCTGAACAAGCAACAGATTCTTTATACACGTTTGAGTCTTTCTGAAGACCCTGAAGCAAAGGAAATGAAACAACGTATTGTAGAATCTGCTGCAATGATGGGTCTTCCTTCTAATGTTGATATGAATGTCATCTTTGGTAATATGACAAAGATGCTTGAGATAATGAGGAACCAGATTGACAAGGCAGGTTCCGACTTGTAGAATAACGAAGTACACAAAGGCCAAATCCCAACAAATACGAGGTACAAATGTCTAGTTTTGCAAATCTGAAAAAGCAATCTTCTCTTGGTTCACTGACTGAGAAACTGGTGAAGCAAGTGGAGAAGATGAATACCACAACTGGTGGTGCTGATGAACGTCTCTGGAAACCAGAGATGGATAAGACTGGTGTAGGTTCTGCAGTTGTTCGCTTCCTACCCGCTCCTGAAGGTGAAGATGTTCCTTGGGTAAAGATGTACACACATGCTTTTCAAGGTCCTGGTGGTTGGTACATTGAAAACAGTCTGACTACCGTTGGTCAAAAAGATCCAGTGAGTGAGTATAATCGTGGACTGTGGAACAGTGGTAGCGAAAAGGATAAGGACACTGTGCGTAAGCAAAAGCGTAAACTGTCTTACTACTCTAACATCTACGTTGTAAAGGATCCCGCTAATCCTTCCAACGAAGGTAAAGTGTTTCTCTTCAAGTATGGTAAGAAGATCTTTGATAAGATTCTGAATGCTATGCAACCTGAGTTTGATGATGAAGATCCAATCAATCCTTTTGACTTCTGGCAAGGTGCAAACTTCAAGATTAAAATCGTGAAGAAGGATGGTTATTGGAACTACGATAAGTCTGAGTTTGATCGTGTTGCTCCTCTACTGGATGACGACGATGCACTTGAAGCAATCTGGAAGAAAGAGTATTCTCTCTCTGCAATCACTGCTCCAGATCAGTTCAAGTCTTATGAGGAACTTGAGAAGCGTATGAATTATGTTCTTGGTGTTGGTGGAACTAACACTCCTACTCAGTCTCGTGCTGTAGCAGAACAAGAGGATGAATACGAATCTTACAGTGCTCCTGCAAGTCGTGAAACTAAAGTAATGGAAGAACTAGAAGAGTCCTATAATCGCAGTAAGTCTCCTTCTCTTCCTAAGATTGCACCACAGGATGATGATGAAGACGATGCTCTGAGTTACTTCCAGCGTCTTGCTGAAGATTGATTACTCGTAGAGTCTAATATTATCTCCTTTCTTTAAGGTGGCATTCACATACTGATTGCCACCTTTTTTATATGGCATAATATCATCTAGGTCATTAAAGACTACATTTAAGTAATCTGGTTTGAGAATAAAAATATTTCTTTTTGCTTCTTCTATTCCATTTTCATACTCATAATTAGTGACTTCTCTTAATAAGGAAGTTGATGGAACTTCTACAGTAGATTCAAGACCTGCATCCCAATATTCATAATAGTAAGATTCTCCACTTTTAACAAAACTTCCATTGCTGTTCCAAGTGGGAGACATTCTTAAACCACTTTCTATGACTATAATTCCTAGTGAATTTTTTATTTCATTTGTTTCATAGTGATGAATTCCATTGTAAAAATTATCATAAGAACTATAACGTTGTAACATCACTTGGTCAAATGTTCTTTGAGTCATTGGCCATTCTGATTGAATATTCAGAATGTTATTTGAAAGAAGAACAATCCAATCTAATGTTGAATCTCCATAAAATTTAGCAGCAACATTATCTGGTCGCTCATCTCCTACAATTGAATACTTTTCAAAGAATTGCAAATTACCAAAAATATCTTCACGCAATTTTCCACGCTTGAATAGATTCTTAACAGGAATGTATTCAGAGATATATTTGTCTCCTGGATTTCTAGAGACATAATCAAAATTGGGAACTTGTCTGAAATATGGTTTTGCCATTTTTAGTAACCTATTGCGTGACCATTATAATCTTCATCATAAATTGGTTCTAGTTCTTGGAAAGATAATGACATAGTATAGGTAACCATCGTTCCATCTTCATATGTCATATAAGTTCCATTTGGGGTGTAATCAACAGAACAATCTACTAAAGCACACTCTTTAATTAAATTTATTCCAGGATGTGGTTTTGTCTTATCCTTTCCATATTGATATTCGATAAAAAATGTGTTGGGAGATCTTAAAAATATTCCATCCGGAGTTTTCTTTGTTGCCATATTCAATTTAAAAAATTTGATAATATTTTTAATAGTCTTTGCTTCTTCTTCTTCTCTGGCAGAAAGTCTAAAATTAAAACTAAAAGGTCTCAGTTGAGGTCCAGTAAAGAGAAGTTCTAGGTTTGGGTTTAGAACAGCACCAAATCTTCCAAGTAAATTTTGAACGCCTGCTGCCTCTCCCGCTAGAGCAACTCTTATTGCTCCTTCATTTACTCCAATATCACGCATAACTTGAGTAACTGCTTCAGAAAATTTTGAAGTAAGATCTTTAACACCTCCCTCCATTGAATTAAGAGCAAGATTTGCAACTCTTCTATCAATTTCATTTAAGTTTCCACCTTGCCAATCAACCGAGTTTGAATCATTGATTCCAGATTGAATTGGTAGAAAAACTGTTGGACCTACTTGTTTTCTTGGATTTTTTCTATTTGGACCTTTCAAACCTGTAACACCAAGTTGACCAACTCCAGGAGCCAAATACTCTACAGCACTAAATTTAATTCTATCTTGTTGAGTATCTGCCATTTTGATTGGGTATGTTAATATAGAAATATTTGGAAATACCTTTTCATTTTTATCATCAACCTTCGGTATAGGAAATCCTATGCTTCCTCCTGGAGTATTTCTTTGTTGGTCTGTTCCATTTCCTCCTTGTTGATCTGGACTTGATGATGTTGTCGCAGTGTTTGTTACTCCTGGCATTCCAGAAAATAAAGTATTCTTTTGCTCTGGTGTAAAATTTTTGTTTATATATGCTGCTCTTTGATTATTTGCAGCAGGAGAAACATTATTCAGCAAAAATTGTTTATCTAGAGTTGATGGGGTGCCAACAAAGTCAGTTTTATATAATCTCTTTCCATCTACGGTAGCAGGATCACTTCTTAGAACTGCATCCTTTTGCAACAAATTGGTCGTATCATATACAACCATTGCACCATTTTGTTTGTTAACTTCTGCTTTATAAGTTTTGATAACTCCAGGAGTTGTGGTATTAACTGGAAACGTTAAACTTTGAATATTATCTGCCATCAGAACTCCTCCCCATTTACAAGAGGATTAGTTATCTCAATTTTTTGTAGAGTATGAGACATTGATAAGGAGTTTTTTATTTATTTAGACGGAATTTTGCATAAGGTATAGATAACAGTTCATCAAGCTCATTGTATTTTACTATGTGTAATTTTCCAGCAACTTCTTCCCACGTATATTGTCTTGGTTTTCTCCAATGAAAATTAAGACCTTTAAATCCCCATTTCTCTAATGATGTGCAGGCAATCAAAGGATGTTGATCGTATTCGATGTTTGGTGTCTTTGGATTGTATATAAAGGTATAAAATTTACCTGGTTCTGGATATAACACTTCTTCTTTTAATGCTTCGATGATTACTATCATCAGATCTTCTGGATCTGTAATTTCTTCTTTATCAATTTTTTTAAGAAGTTCTTTAACTCTTGGAGTTGTTGTAGTTTTTTCTACGTACTGACCGAAACCTTGTGCCATCAGTTGAACAATTCCTCTTCTGTGATAACCTTAAATTCTAACATTCTATCTGCACACCATTCTTGTGCTGCTTTCCATTTTGCTTGGTTGACTGCATAAGTTCTGCATTCGTGAAGATATGATTTAGTCACTCTTGATTTTTGTTTTGGTGGAATAGTTTGTTTCTTTGGTTTCACTTCAATTACATAAGTCTTGATTTTACCTGAAGACTCTTGAACTTTGATTAAGTAATCTGGAAAATAACGATGAACTCTACCATCAACGGGAGATACATATCCAATACAAAATTCCTCTGATGCCCAAGAAATAATACTAGGATTATGGTCGCAATAGTAACAGAACTTACGTTCCCAACTACTCCTACAAATTATATTATTAGCATCGCCTTTATACTTTTCTGGATAGGATGGTTTGTAGATACTCTTAAGACTTTCTGCCATTTCCAGTATACATAATATATCAGTAAAAGTATTTATAGATGGCAATTCCATTAGAGGTAATTCCATATAAACCTTCACCTGGAAATGAAAAACCTGGATATTATGGACCCCCAACTCCAGGTACAGAAACTGCACCATTTCCTGCTCCAGGAGTTCCTAAACCATCAACAACTACAACATCTGGAACTGGATCTAGTCCGGGAAATGGAACACCAACCCCCGAACAGTCTTCTCGTGGTCCAACTCCACAGGTAGTTGCAAATGATACAATAATATCAAGATTATTAAAACCAGCATTAACTAGCCATTTTCAGTGTATTTTTAATCCACCTGATGTTCCTGAGATAAGACAATATTATTTTGATGGGCAAAGTGGTAATGTAATTACTTTACTTTGTTCTGAAGCCTCTCTTCCAGGATCCTCAATATTGACAAATGAAATCAATGATGACTATACTGGAATCACTGAAAGAATAGGATACCGCAGGCAATACGATGACCGTGCAGATTTTACTTTCTATGTCGATCACGGAACTGTAAATGGTGGATATAATGCGATTAAACTTTTTGAAGCGTGGATTAGATATGCTATGGGAGAAACTTCTTACGCTCCAGATGCTAATTATTCTTATAGAGTAAGATTTCCAGATGGACCTAAGGAACAAACTGGTGGTCCTGGATATAGAAATGAAATATTCATTCAAAAATTTGAAAGAGATTTAAAATTTGGAGGAAATTATTTGGAATATGTTTTTGTAAAAGCATACCCAATAAGTATTACATCTATGCCAGTTTCTTATGAAACTTCTTCTCTGCTAAAATGCACAGTATCATTTACATATAATCGATATATTTTAAGAGGTTTGGCAAATAAATTAGAATCAGAACCTGCGCCCCCTACACCGGCGCCAGGAATTCCTCAAGATACACAGTTTGGTGTAGATACTACTGGACAGTTTGGTCAAACTGGGTCTAATTTAAATCAAAATCCTTTTACACTTACTAGAACTGGACCATTCTTTTAGGTTAAACAAACATTCTAAATAATCACACTGAAACTTCTATAGGACATTATGCCTTTACCTAAAATAGCTACGCCAACTTATGAACTTGAGTTGCCTTCAACTGGACAAACAATCAAGTATCGCCCTTTCCTTGTAAAGGAAGAAAAACTACTAGTTCTTGCTTTAGAATCCGAAGATACAAAACAAATTACTACTGCAATTAAAACTGTTATCAAAAGTTGCATTGAAACAAAAGGAATTAAGGTAGAAACACTTCCTACCTTTGATATTGAATATTTGTTCCTCAACATTCGCGGCAAATCAGTTGGGGAAGAAATTGAAGTTAGTATTATTTGTCCGGATGATGAAGAAACTACAGTTCCAGTAAAAATTAATGTTGATGACATTAAGGTTCAGAAAAACGAGGAACATAATAAACAAATTAAACTTGATGATAATATTATGATGGAAATGAAGTATCCATCATTAGAGCAATTTATCAAGAGTAATTTTGATTTCTCTTCGGATAATACAATGGAACAATCATTTGAATTGATTGCTTCTTGTGTGGATAAAATTTTCACTGAAGATGAAGTTTGGGCAGCTGCTGATGTGACTAAAAAAGAATTGATTGAGTTCTTGGATCAAATGAATTCAATTCAATTTAAAGAAATTGAAAAGTTCTTTGAGACAATGCCTAAACTAGCTCATAACATTAAGGTTAAAAATCCTGTAACTGGTGTTCAAAGTGAAGTAACGTTGGAGGGACTCTCAAGTTTTTTCGCATAGGAATGTCTCATATGGATTTGGAGAATTACTTCAAACTCAATTTTTCGTTGATGCAGTATCATAAATATTCATTAACAGAGATTGAAAATATGATTCCTTGGGAAAGGGATGTTTATGTTGGGTTATTGAAAAATCATCTGGAAGAAGAAGAACAAAAAGCACAACAACAAAGGCACTAAATGAACCCAGTATCCGAAAAAATTGATGAAAGAATTTTAAGGCTACTGGGTCTTACCGATGTTTTTGACTTAGATTATGATACTTATATGACGCTTCTGAAAGAAGCGTTAGTTTCTGGTTCTCGCAGATTGCCGCTGGAAGAATTGGCACTACTTGCAGATGAAAGAAAAAGAGTAAGAGGAAAAAAAGGAAGATTAAAACCAAAACCAAAAAAGATAACTGCGGGCAGTGTAGCGACTACTAAATTTTTAAAACCCTCAGTTCAACCAATATCAACTCCTTTACTTGCACCTGCGGGTGGAGTTCAGGCACCAGAAGTTCAACCTGTAAATTTAACACCACTTCAGGGTCCTTTAGAATCAATTAAAAAAATCTTATCTTCCTTTTTAGATTTTAGAAAAGATGCAAGTGAAGATGAAAGAAAAAATTATGAAGAGAAGAGGAGACAGAAAAGAGAAGAAGGTCTTGAAAATGTAAAGAAAGGAATGTCCGCAGTATCTGATGCGGTAAAGAAATTTGTTTCTCCTTTCCAAAATATTATGGACCGAATAATGAGATTTATTTTCTTTACCTTATTAGGTAGAGCATTCACTCAACTTATTGATTGGTTTAGAGATCCAAAAAATAAAAAAAAGGTTGAAAGTCTAAAGCGTTTTATAAAAGATTGGTGGCCTTCTTTAGTTGGGGCTTTTGTATTATTCTTTACCCCATTCGGAAAATTTGTAAGGGGAATTTTAAGAATTGTTGGTGGTTTGACTGGAAAACTTATTAGTGCAATACCAAGAATTGCTGGTGCAGTTAAAGGTCTTAGTAGAGTCTTACTGAATCCTTGGGTTGCAGTACCTGCTGCGGCAGTTGGTTTAGCAGTAGCCGCTAATGAGATTACTGGTCAGAGAAAGGCAGCATCGGTTCAAGCAGAAAATAAAGCAAAAGCACAAACTGGACAAGGTTTAGGTGTTCAGGGAACTGATACTATGACTGACACTACTCCTAGTGTTGGTAGTATGGGTCCAACAACTCCATATGGAATGCTTCAAGGTGCTGCTCGTGGTGGTCCTGTGATGCACGGGTATGGTGGCATTGATCAAAATACGGGACAAAGAGTATCTGGTTTTGGTCCAGACACTCAATTGATTGCAGCAATGCCTGGAGAGGTTGTTATAAACAAACCAACTGTTGATGCACTTGGTGCAGATACTTTCCTTTCTCTTAACAAATATTACGGTGGTTCTGGTGCTAACCAACCTCGCGTTGGTAGATTTGCTTTTAGGTCAGGTGGAATTGTTGGAATGCAAGGTGGCGGAAGCACCAAAGTAAGAGCAGAAAACCCAAGAATGAATCCGAGAGGAAATGAATTTTCTCACGGAAATCAAACAGTAAAAAATTCACTATTGCAATATATTCAAGGAGCTCAACAAAGATTAACTGACAAAGCAGGGCAGATTAATACTAATATTGGTGGATGGTTTAACGGACTTTTTCCAGCAAAGAAAGAAACTTTTGGATTTGAAAGCCCAGGATCTATTCCAGGAACTCCAATCGAAAATTATAAAATGCCTGGATTTGATTTAAAGCGATGGAATCAATTACGTCAATTTAGAGAAACTCCGCAAGAAGAATATAAATCAAATCCAAAAAGTCCAAAACTTAGATATGCTCCAGGAACGTATCATTTTAGACCTGGAATAGATAAACCATTGTCTTTACAAGGTGGTGGATTAGTTAGAAGACAAGGTGGTGGAAAAATATCTGGTTCAATAACTCCAAAAGAAGTATGGGGTGCAAAGTATAGATCTGCATCTGGAGGCGGATTTGCTTTAAAGAAATATTATGGAGGAGGTTTGATTAGAGAAAATACTGGAATGAATGTTAAAGGAGCAACTGCAGACAGACAAAGAGTTGATTTGCGACCAGGAGAGTATGTTCTTCCAGTCGATACAGTATCCCGTCTTGGAATTTCTTTGGTTGATAAACTTGTAGCACTAACGGATAGTAATTCGAATCCGGCAAAACTTGGAAAGAGGAACGTAAATAAACCAAAGATTACACCACTCTCTGGAAGACAAAGTGGTGTAATAACCTTACCCCCAATTGAAATGTCATCTGGAGGAGGAAAAACAGGGCCCATACCTATAGGGTCTAGAGTTGCATCTTTTTCTGCAACATCTCCAAGTGGTGATGAGGTAAGATCTATGAACGCTAGTATTTACGGGATTGTAGGGTAATGGCAATTAACACTCAAAAGTTATTACCATCTGCAAAAGGAGGCGCATTAGTTAAATTTAATGCGGGTGGAGCATCATCATCTCTTACTATCAAAAGAAAGTCCATTGATGCTAATAAGTTAGCGTTACTATCCCAAAAAAGAAATGAGCAAAATGTAAGCATCATTCAGAAGTCTTTAATTGATGTTGATAGTTTATTAAAATCAGTTCTTACAGAAGACCAACAAACTGAAAGAACAAAAAGACAAATACGTGATCAAGAAGAAGCAGAAAAGAGAGAAACCAAACTAGAAACACCAAAAGAAACAAAGAAGTTTAAACTTCCTGGTGTGTCTCTTCCTGGAATGGGTTTTCTTGATAGAATAAAGAGATTCTTATTCTTCACTGCTCTTGGTTGGTTGTTTAACACATTCCAGAAAGAACTTCCAAAGTTAGAAGGAATAGTAAAAGTTATTATGCCAATTTATGGTGTTGTTGAAAATATATTTAAGTTTATTTTAGAATCAACAGTTAACTTTATAGACCGTGCATATGAAACTTATGACAAACTTCGTGGTCTTGTAAAGACTGTTGGGGGAGAAAATGCTCAAGCAGAATTTGATAAAATATCAGGGAAGTTAAACGAATATATTAATTATGTTTTGATTGGCGGAATGGCACTTACTGGTGCTATTAATACCTTTGCACAGAATGCAAGAAATTATAAACCACCAAAACCACCAGCGCCAAAACCTCCAGTACCAAGAGGTCCTAGAGGTCCATTAGAAAGAACGATAACAAGACCCGCACAAGCTGCTGCTATAAGGGCATCTAGAAATATCATCGGCAAACAGGCAACTAAACAAATATTGAGAACGATAAAAGGACCTCTTTCCAGAGTTCCTCTTGTCGGTGGGTTGATTGAATTTGGTTTGTCTTGGGCACTTGGAGACTCTCCAGGTAAAGCAGCATTTAGAGGAGTTGGATCTACTTTATTGGGTGGCGTTGGAATGGCAATTGGTGCGTTCCCTCCACTATTACCTTTTGGTGGTCCACTCATTGGTAGTTTTTTAGGTGGATGGGCAGGTGCAGAACTTGGGGGACTACTATATGATGTTCTCTTTACAAATAAAAAACCAGCAATACCCACACAAAAACAAAGAGGTGGTGGTAAAGTAATCAAACGCTATGCAACAGGTGGCCAAGTTGTTGGTGAGCGTGGAAGAACACTTACAATTAGATCAACAAAAAAAGTATTTTTACCTGAACAAAAATCACAACCAGGTAAAGATGTTGGTGGGAAAAATAAAATTAAACAATTATACCCAGACCCATCAACAAAACTTAGCGAAGCTGATTGGGAATTAGCTGGTTATCCCTTAGTACCAAAGCCCAAAGATAATGAGAAACCAAAATATCAGGATTATTTAAAAGAATGGGAATCTAGAAAAAAAGAACCAAATGGTTTTAGAGCACTTACTGGAGTTTCTGATGTCTTGAAGGATATTCCTTATGGACTTGGTGCATTGATGGGTGGGGCAGTTGATATTGCACTTGGACAAAATCTAGCTCCGAATACTATTAAATCCTCTGTGAATGCATTAGTTTCGTTGTTTTCGCCAATAATTTCTTCAGCAAAGGAAATGTCTCAAGAAGTTTATGGTGCAAGAAATGGAATGCAAATAGGAAGGACAGGAGGAATATCTAAAACAGATGAATTGAATGAATCTCTTAAAAAAATGTTGTTTGATGGGATACAGAAAAAAATTAATACTGCTTTATTAGAGGTTAAAAAACAGTTATCCTTAAAAAAAGAAGAAAAATATACTGCAGAAGAATATGCGAAAACTGGAGGCGGCGGTAGATATACTCCACCATCACAACAAGAAAGATTCCCAGAAGGTCCAACTGGCAAAAATGGAAGATACAAACCAGAAGAGTTAATGAAGGTTGGACCTTTAGCAATTCCTGCGGATTATAAAGATTGGTATGGTAATAATGCATATCTAAGAAAGAGTGATGCTGGTCCAGCATTTATAAAAGCAAAACAGGCTGCTGCAAAAGAAAAAGTATCCTTTGTAATTAATAGTGCATATAGAAGTTATGAACACCAAGACTTTATGGTAAAAAGTGGAAAATATGCAGTTATTGCACCAGCAGGGAAATCTAGTCACGGTGATGGAACTGCGGTAGACATTGAAGTTGGAACTCCTGGATGGCAATGGTTGAAAAAAAATGGACTAGATTACGGATGGAAATGGATGCAATATGAGGAAGATGAAGTCCATTTTGCATATGTTGGTGGTGGAAAGTTTGAAAAGACACAACAAATACCAAAACAAAAACCTACTACAACTCCGACAAAACCACCACAGTCACCTTCATCACCAAATACAAAAACAGCAGAGGCATCTTGGTACGGTCCTGGTTTTTATGGGAATAGAACCGCAGATGGAACAAAGTTACAAAGAAATAGTATGTGGGTGGCACATAAAACCCTACCATTTGGAACCAAAGTTAAATTTACATATAGAGGAAAAACTGTAACACTACTTGTTAAAGATAGAGGACCATTTTATGGTAATAGAGAGTGGGACTTTACTGAAGCAGCTGCCGAAGCAATTGGATTAAAAACAGGTCCAAATAGTGGAACTGGTGTAGTTGAATATCAGATTCTTGAGCTTGGTAAAAGTGCATCAATAACACAAGAACAAGTTGACAAGATAGCAGGACTAAAACCTTTTGATATGGAAAGTATTTTACCGATGGGTGGTTTTTTTAGTGAACCTCTTAATCCAAGTAAAGTATTTTCATTACCATCAAAGGATACTAACATACCATTTTTAAGTGATGCGGAGTTGTCTCCTGAAAGTGAAAATTATATTCCTAAACAATCTAATGTAAAGGATACATCTTCTCTTAAAACATATCCTACTTATTCATATGAAGGAACGATTGCAATTCAACCAATAATTTATACGATTACCAAAACAGTTCCTGTTCCAACTAGCGGTAATAAATCAACTACATTTACTGTTTCTGGTGGTGTAAATAATAGTAATATGCAAAGTCTAAGCAGAGGATAAGATGTCCGCAGCAAACCGCCAGGCGCAGGCAGGTGAAGCCCAGATAAAACTATTTGAGTTTTATTCAAATTACAATGAAAATAAACCACTTGATGTTTCTAGTAGTTGTATTGAGTTGAATTATTATGAAAGTATTTTAGATAATACAATAAGAGCAACTGCAACTTTTGCTGATACTGGATACAGAAACTCCGGAGAAGGGTCTGCTATTGTTGAAGAGAATGATTTGAATTTGACTGTTGGGGAGAAAGTAAATTTAAAGGTTACTGATGGTAATCAATTTACATTAGATTTAACGGGGACAAAACATTTAAGAATAAAAGAAACAAGAAACGTTGATGAAAGCACAAATAAACTAACATTCACTGTTGATTTGTTTTCAAAAGAATCTATTGATAATGAATTGGAGCAATATCGTATCAAACAAAGGTTTGATGGTAAGGTGTCAGATTCCGTAGAAAAAATTTTAAAAGAAGTTTTAAAAACAGAAAAAGAAATTGACATTGACACTACGCTTAACCAATTAAGCTTTATTGGAAATGTAGAAAAACCTTTTTACAAAACTACTTGGTTGGGACCAAGATCTATTCCAGATGTAAAAGATGCAAAGGGAAACCTTGCTGGATTTTTCTTTTATGAAACTTATGATGGATTTAAATTTAAATCGATTGATAAGTTGTTCAAACAAGACCCAAAAAGAAAACTAATATTTAATAACGTCATTGAGTCATCTCCACCAGAGGGTTATGATGGAAAAATTCTTGATTATTATTTTGATAGTTCATTTGACTTAAAAAAATCTCTTGTCACTGGAGATTTATTTAATACAAAATTAAAGGCAGTCAATGCGTATGAGAGTGGATATAGAGAGAATGGATTTGACTATAAAAGTCAGGAGTTGGTAGATAATCTTGGAGGAAAAGAATTTCCTTTAGTTGCTTCAGACTTAAAAGCACAAGAACAGATTACAAGAATATCTTATAAGTGGGATGATCCAGGATTTCTTGTTCCTGGAAAAGACTTACTATCTCAACTTCCAAAATCAACTTACATTAATTACAGTAATGATGAAATTCTAAGACAGTCATACGTCAGATATAATAATCTTTTTAATATTAAACTTTCAATCGCAATCGCTGGTGATATGAGTTTAAGAGCTGGAGATTTGCTTCATTGTGATTTCCCTGAGGTTACATCAAATACAACAAAATCTTATAGTAAGAAGAAAAGTGGTATATATATGATAACAGATGTATGTCATCGTGTAACTAAAAATAGTTGTTACACAAGACTAAATTTGGTAAGAGAATCAATTGGAAGAAAGTCATCCTAAAATGGAAAAGTCACTTCAACAACACATTAATGATGATCGTGATGAGTTAGATAATCCTAACACGGGTAGTCAGCGTCGCCGCCATCTAGAAGATGAGCTTGATGCTCTAGAGGCATATCAAGCAAATCATCCAGATGAGGAGCACGATCCAACTCCATTAGAACTTTACTGCGATACTCATCCTGATGCTCTTGAATGTAGAGTTTATGAGGATTGATGAACGCATACTCAGGAAACTTTGATCTTTCAACAGTATCTGCTCTACCAAGATGGTTTGGTAGAGTAGTTTCTAGCGTTTCTTGGCAGGATAATATTGAAGCAGCACATTTTGATCCTAAAGATCAAAAGGGATGGGGTTATCGATACCGCATAAGATATTTTGGATTGCATTCTGGAAACACGCAGGAACTTCCAGATGAACAATTGCCGATGGCAAATGTAATTATGCCAGTGACTGCAGGTTCTGGTCTTGGTGGATTTATTGATACGCCCACAATTTCTGCAGGAACAATAGTGACTGGAATTTTTCTTGATGGGATGGCAGGACAAGAACCTTACATTGATGGTATTTTAATTAACTCAAATAATTCAGTTCAAAAGTCTCAACCAAAAGATCAGACTGGAGGACTTCAACTTTTTAATGATACATATAAAGGAAGTAATCCACAAACCGGAGCATTTGTTCCTGATTTTCTTCAAGCAATCAAACCAATTGAAAGACCTGCAGGTGCAAGTACTCAATATCGAATTGCACAATCAACTCCATTAACAATAGATGAACTAAGAGCAAGAACAGCAGCAAGAGAAAAAGCAGACCTTAAAGTTGGTGATAAAGTAACAGATCCAGAAACTTTAAAACTTCTAGAACAGGAAAGAAAAATTGGAGAAACCGGAACTTTGTAAGGAGATAGTACAATGTCAGTAATCACAGCAGGGTCAGAACCATCTAAAGCAGTCGTTCAGGCAGCAGTTGATAAAGCAAGAACTGTTGATTTCAGTGAAATTACAAAAGCAGCGTGGGAACAAAAATTAGATTTTGAAAAAGTTTTAGATATTCAAAGTCCTTGTAAGTCTGATAATAGCGACATGAAGGGAATCCAACGTGTCATTAAAAATCTTCAAAACGATCTTGAAAGAATTAAAAGATTCTCAAATGTTAACTCTGCATTCGATGCACTTACAAATGAGAATGTTGAACCTTGGAAGTCTATTAAAAAAGTTATAAACTTCTCTGCTACGGACATCGCTGGTTATGTGAAGAACATAATGGGTCGTGTTCGTGGGTGGGTTATGAATACAATTCAAAATCAAGTTAAAAAAGTATTGCCATTTTTATTTCCTGGGGAGATGCCATCTTTTCTAGATAAACTTGGAAAAGGTGTGAATGGTCTTTCTTGTGCTTTTGCTAAGATTATTCGTGGACTTGCTAAAACGGTGGGCAATCTTTTATTACAGATGCTTGATAAGTTTATTAATGGTCCTATGTGTCTAGCAGAAAACTTCATTAATAATCTTTTAAATCAAATTCTTGGTCCTATTGAAGCAGCAATTTCAACTGTTGTTGGTATAATTAATGGTTTTTTATCTGGTGCTTTATCTGTTATTGAAAATCTTGCTACCAGTTTGTTTAACGCTTTAGACTTTATTACTGGTATTCTTAACTTCTTTAAGTGTGATGATGATAAGGCGTGTCCTTCAGTTGGTGAAATAACTCTCTCTGGAGCAGGTCAAAATAATCCTCAAGGTGGAGATCCTGTTGGTCCTAATTCAGCAACTCAAAGTTCATCTCCTTCCGACGAAGGAGGTACTAAGTCTGGAGAATATGCTGCTGGAGTTTCTCAAGGAAGTGCTCCTGCTGCTCAAGATGTTAGAGTTTCTGCTGCAGACAATACTGGTATTGATCAAGCATTGGCAGATTCTAAAGCGAAAATTCCACCTGGAAAAGATGATTTAACCCTATACTAATATGGCAGATCAATTTAGAGATTCCTGTGTAGACAGGCAAAATAAAAATAGAAAATCATTTAGAGGAAATCCAGTCGATCAAATTCGTCTATCTTTTTATGATAAAGATGGAACACGAATTAATGATGTGACTCGTAGCGAGGCAAATTGTATTGCTGGAATTAAAACTGATCAAATCTTTTATTATCAAGATGGAAATGGATATCAGAGAGAACTCTATATTAAGGAAGTAAATGAACTTACAATTCTGGATGCGTTACCAGATGCTCCAGCGTGCCCAACAAATCCTCAACTTTGTGGTCCTCCAAGAGTTCAATTCTTTGGTGGAATGGGAATGGGAGCGATGGCAAATGCAGTCATCAGCCCAAACTCAAAATCAGTTATCGGATTTGATATTGTAAATCCTGGATTTAATTATCTTACGCCACCATTTGCAAACCTTGTAGATGAGTGTGGGTATGGAGCGGGTGGAACTTTAAAAGTACAATCTCGACCTTATAGTGGCAGTGATCCTCAGAAAGGTGGATTGGAAATTAAAAATATTGTCATCACTGCTCCTGGAGATGGATATCTTCCAGCACCCAATGGTGCTTTAGGTGGCAATGGTAGAATCTGGAAAGACGTTGGAGAAGGATATGTTGAGAGAGGGGATGGTAGTTATTATGTTGTTCCTAGTGGACGACAACCACCAGACCTTCCTCCACAAGATAAATTTATCCCACCACAACCACAACCAGATCCACAATCACCAACCTATCCAGTAGTAACAGAAATCGAAGAGGTATTTGTAGATAATCCCGGATTTGGTTATGAACCTGGAGACACTCTTGAGGTTGTCCCTAACAATGGAGCAGTTCTTGAACCTGTTATAAATGATAGAGGAGAGATTGCACAGGTAAAAGTTATCAGTCCAGGTATTGGATTTGTAGATCTTCCAGAGATTGTCATAAATTCACCTAGAGGTTATAATGCTAAATTAATTCCTGTTCTTAGAGTTATACCTATTGCAGAAATTCCTGATCCTACAATTATTCCTGCTGGAACTCAATTAATTTCGGTGGTTGATTGTGTAGGAAAAATTCTTCCCAAAACAACGTTTGATATAATACCACGATGAGTAAATCTAAAAACTACGAAACAAAAAGAACAGGAACAAAAGATGGTCAAATATCTTTTGGACACATTCACGGCGACCAAGTAAAATCTTCAATAATGCTTCAGGGGCAAGAGTCTCTTGAGTATATTACTATCGACCAAACTGAACCAAGAAAAAGATGGATGACATCTAGATGTCGTGGTAGATATCAAGTCAAGTGCGGAGATGATATTCCAAAAGACCAAATTGGAATGTGGTTTAATGCAGACCGTAGTGATATTCTAATTCAAACAAAGGGTAGATTGCGATTAGAAGCAGAAAACATTGATTTGATTGCTCGTGGTCCTGATGCTACTAAAGGTGTTATTAATATCATTTCAAATGAAAGTGTAAATGTTGAGACAAAAAAGTTTACTGCAAATGCTAATGAATCTATTAGTCTATATACTGATGGTGAAATGCAACAAGCAGCAGTAAATATTATGAAAATCTTTGGCGGCAGCATTCAGAAGATGACTTCGATGAGTGCATTAAAGCCACCATCACTACCGATTTTAGAAAACTTAGCCCAATTAGCAAAACAATTTCCATTATAATCTATGTCAAGTTCAAGTGATTTTGAGTTGATTCACGGTCAACTTCACGTAACAAAAGATTCATCAAAACCAGAAAATCTTGGTAGAGGTCCAGCAGCAATTCACGGAGCAACGTATCTTCAAGGTCCTGCTGTAGTTGGGAACGATAGTTCTCATAAAGGAATTACCGCAACTTTAATGGTTGCTCCTTTAAATAATGATGACTCACCAACTCCAAGTGTTACGGGAACTGTTTGTGGATCTTCTCCAAATCAGTTATCTTTGTATACGATTGGAAATTCTGCAGTCAAAGGAAATTTCTACACAAGTTCTGATATTCTTGCAAGAGGTAACATCACTGCAAAAGGAGAAGTTAAATCTAATTGTGGATCTCACGTATTATCCGCAAAGAAGAACTTTGATATTCCTCACCCAACGAAAGATGGATGGAGACTTACTCATACCTGTGTGGAAGGTCCAGAAGCATCAGTTTATATTCGTGGAAGAATTAAAAATAGAAGCGAAATTCATCTTCCAGAATACTGGAAAGGACTTGTAGATATCAACACGATTACCATTAATTTAACCCCAGTTGGATCTCATCAAGATGTAATTGTAAAAAGATGGGATGACTCTAAAGTTTATCTTCAATCCAAAGGAGGTATTCCCATTGATTGTTTTTATTATATTATGGCAGAGAGAAAAGATACTGAAAAACTAATTCCAGAATATTCGGGAACTATTGAAGATTATCCAGGAGATAATTCTCAAAGATCTATTGCTGGATATCACTATGATGTAAAGGAGTAATAAAATGGCAGATGAATTTGTATTGTTTCCAGAGGAAGAAACACAATCTACGCAAGATCCAAACTCTGGAAATTTTAACATTTCTGGTCAAGGGTCTTTTGGTTCTTTAGTTGTAAGTGGAATATCAACATTATCTGTTGTGTCTGCTGGTATTACCATTGGTCTTGGAACAACTTCATCACCATCAAACTCCCAACTTACTTTTGAACTTACTAGTAATACAAACTTAAGAATTAAAGTGAGGGGAACGGATGGTGTGCTGAGATCTGCAAACATTACCCTCGCATAACCCTTGACACCTGACCCAAAAGGTCCTATAGTACCTAAGTAATCAACGGACGACCCAATGCAAGAAGAGCACCTCTCACGCTGCGTGGTGGACCCTATCAAGCGTACAGTGTACCTGTATTCCAGTGAAGGTTCAGAAAAGCAAGTGACCTGTGATACAGTAGATGAATTTATGAATGTGCTAGAGTTCGTTCGTGCTACAGTGGATGAAGAGACCCTCTCATACGCAACTC